GGATTGTTTCTGGATGGAGCAATCACTTACTACTAACACATCCGAAAGGAGCATTAGTTATGTCAAAAAGACAAAGTAAGGATCAAACCAAGGTTTGTAAACATATTTCAAGAATTCTCCCTGGTAGCCGTGAGGCTGCCGGGATAGTTGAGGAAATACAAGGTTGGCTCGTTAATAATGGGCCCGAATGGACGGTGAAGAGACTGAAAGGTCTCAAACAATCCGTGATTAACTATCTAGCCTTTGAGCTAGACACCAGTAGATCTAGTCGACGTTTTGTAGCGCCGGAATGGTTCTCCACAGGTCGTGGAGGTTTTCCGAAGGGTCCTCTAGGATCGTTCTTACGAACGAGAATAGACGACACCCGGAATACAGCAACCATCTTAGGTATTTTAAATACCTATACTAGTCTGGTGGGTAATAGTGTAACACCCGCTCAAGAGAAGAAATTCTTGGAAGCGATCGCTGGACAACCAGCTGAGGATTTTGACAAAAATGCTTATTTAAAGTTCTCCTCGTCAATGGAAAACTTGCCACTCGAAGAGTGGTTTAACATTTTTAGATCCGGTTATCGGGAAACTTTTAACTGGGGAGGTGTAAATACCTCTAAACCAACACTTGGCCCATGGCGTCACAGGATGAAGGAATATCATCCTTGGACTATATCTTTGATAGAGTCCACCATGGTCACAGGACCTTGGACCCCGATTCTTACGCAAATGGGTCTTCCATGTCTGGAAGCTCCCATGCCTGCAGTTACCATTTCAGGTAGCATACAGGTTTTGCAAGAAAGAGGTCTAAAAGCCCGTGTTATTGCTATGCCTATCGCAGGAGTACAAGTTGCAATGCAACCTTTACATAGAGCGTTGAGCAGTATACTGAGGAGTATACCGGCAGACTGTACCTTCGATCAAAAGAAAGGTATAGACTTTGCCCAACGTGAATTAATGGCGGGGAACGTTGTTCATGCTGTCGATTTATCTTCAGCCACTGACAATTTTCCACTAGCTTACCAGCTAGCGCTATTAACATCTCTCGGCTACTCTAGGGTCGCGGAGTTTACCCAGATTTGTCGTTCTCAATGGACTTCAGATTATGGAAACCTTCGTTACACGAAAGGACAACCGATGGGTATGTACGGCTCATTTAATTTATTTGCTTTGGCTCACCACTGTGTCTTGTTGGACATAGAGGGTAGGTTAGGAGTTAGGGACACATACCGTGTCCTTGGCGACGACGTCATTATTAGTAATGATGAGGTGCACTCGCTGTACCTGGAAGCATTAAGGGATATGAGTATTCCTATTTCAGTGGACAAATGTCTAGATAGCGATCTCTTTACTGAGTTCGCGGGGAAACTTATTGCACCTTATGGTGTGATTAATTCAGTGAAAAGCCCTATGAACGATAACAAGTTCTTAGCTGTCGATAGTTTCATAAACTACGCCAGGGTAAACGGTTCACTTGCACTACTAAGTAGTGTACCCAAAAAATATCGAGATTTTGCGACGGATTTGGCAGCATTGCCCGTCTCCTATGGTGGAGCCGGCATAAACCCAAAAGGCCTGTCATTGATTGACAGGTTAATCAAGTTTAGTGCTGTTGAACGAGAAACAATACCTAAAGTGTTTGACTTAAGGTCTACGCTTATGGAATATGCCTTTTCTGGCAATCCACACGTTAAGACTGTGTGCTCTTTTGTTAACGACCAGTTAACAATAGACTACAAAAAGATAAGAGACAAGCTCGAAGACCTAGGTCTAAGAGTGGACTTGCATCCGGATGTAGAACGCAGTATGTTAATTCAGATGCTCCAAGCTAAAAGCGAGGATGTATCTTTACCATATCAAGGAACAGTGTCTGAGGAGACACTAGTTCAAGATCAAGTGTTTTCTTCGTGGAAATTGGCTGAGAGGTCAATAGGAAAAAGGATCGAACAAAAATTCGATTCGGATTCTTTCATGGAACTCAACTAAAGATCCTAGCGCACGGTTTTAATACATTAGATTGTAGCGGTTAGACACCGTTTAATAATGTGCGAAGGTTTGGACTATTCAAGACTTCCTCTCATCAGAGGACAACCTTGGGG